ATCATACAGAAGATACTATGCTAATGATAAGAAAGATATAGCTAAGTGGGAGAAGACAAGACCTATGCCTGAGTGGTATGCTAGTGGTGCATATAAGATAGACGTTGACTTTGATATTATGAATAAAGAGTTTGCAAACTTAGGTGCATATGATGGATAATAATTACCAAATTGGTAAGGAGAAAAGGTAATGTCAGTTTTATTTAGACTATATGATAACACGATTGTAGGTGTTCTTTCTAATAAAAAATTTGAATGTGATTTCACACAAGCAGAATGGAATAGGTTAGAGGAAGATGAAGAAGTTTTTGGAGATGACTTAACTCATTTTAGAAACTTAAAAGAATTTGAAAATTCACTGCGAGATATGGAATGGGTATGGGCTACTGCTCATAGTATTAATGAAAGAGCTAGACGTATAGAAGAGAGTAGGTGGTATGACAGAGATGACCACATAGGTGATATGATGTTTGAACAAGCAGAATATCTAAGAGAGAGAGCTAAAGAAGCAGTCAAAGATAGTCTAAAATTAATTAGAAGTTGACACGATTTAAAATTACTGTATAATTCGATTTATAATATGGAGGTAGTGTTTATGATAAGTGATAGTAGAATACATAAAGAGATATTTAATATCTCTGATAATCATTTTCTTTCTCTTAATAAAATTAAAGAATGGTATAAACATAATGAAGAGAAAAGAAAAGAGTTAAGAAAACTATATAGGAAAGATAAAAAATTTCTTATAGAGTTACTTGCTTGTGAAGGTTACTTAAAAGATATGAGACATTACTTAACACATGGTGATTGGATTTCAGATTTCTATGGTAAGGATATGGAGAATAAAATACAATGGATAATCTTACATTCTCGTAAGGGAATACCTTATCCTATGGGTTCTAATAAAAACTCTAACGGTTTAGAAGATTTAACAGAGGAGGAATATTATGAATTAAAAAATAAAGCTCGAAGAATAGAACTAGGTCTTCCATTTAAAAATGCAAAGGAAAGGAAATGATGTTTGGCAGAAGGATATTCAATACTTATATGTGTCTTAGTTCTCTATGCTTTCTTTTATTGGTAAATAATTTAAGAGCAGAAGAAGAACAGAATAATTTTGATTGTTTAGTTGAAGCTATATATTATGAAGCACGTAATCAAACTTTTATATCTCAACTAGCAGTAGCTAATGTAATAATGGAAAGGGTAAGGGCAAAGTCTTTTCCTTCTACGATATGTCAAGTAGTACATGAGGGTAGAAAATGGAAAGGTAATATGGTTAAACATGCATGTGAATTTTCATATTACTGTGATGGTAAGAATGAAAACATGAAGGAAAGAAATGCAATAATACATGCAATGGAGGTAGCTGAGTTAGCTATGCAAGGAGGATTAGTAGAAGATGTAGCAGGAGCAACTCATTACCATGCAACCTATGTCTATCCCTATTGGGCAGACAGTATGTTATACTTAGGTCAAGTAGGACATCATAGGTTTTATGTGGAGTAGATGATGGGACAAAGAGAAGAAGATATGTTAAGAAAAAATGTTTACTTGATGCAACAACAAATTCAAGAAGCATATAAAAGAATAGATAGTTTAGTAGAAGAGAATAGAAAACTAAAAAAAGATAAGTACCCAGACAAATCTTTTGGGGATAACTGGGTAACAAAACCAGAGGATAAAAAATGAGTGAAAATAAATTTACTAATTGGTTACATAAAGAATTAAAACTTCAACAACAAGAGAAGGAAAAAGCTATGGCTAGAGCAGTAAAGAGAGACGGTGCTATGATTTTAGATGAAGCACAAAAGAAATTAATACTTGATGTGTTTAATGCAGGTCGAGAGTTCAATGATGACTATAGAGAGAGTGGCTTTAAGTATATGAGAGTATGGACTGTAGAACAACTCATGGATTTAATAGATGATATGAAAGATGCGTTTGGTATAGTACCTAAAAAGTCTAGGGAAAAAGATTTTAATGGTGAGATAGGTTCACCTATGTTTTGGACTGACCACGTATGGTCTGATGATTCAAGAGCTTGGAAAAGAAAGGACTAAAGAATGAGTGAGGATTTAAATTCTACAATAGTTGAACAAGGTGCTTGTCCACATAAAGGTTGTGGTTCAAGTGATGCTTATACTTTATATGCTGATGGACATACAAAGTGTTACAGTTGTAATAGACAAACATTTCCCCAAAGAAAAGTAGAATTAAATCCTTATAAGGTTTCTGGAGAAATTGTATCAGCTTTGTTTGAAAGAAAACTTACTAAGCAAACTGCTGAAAAGTTTGGTACTACAGTTGTAGGTTATGGTACAGATAACTATACTCATAGATATAAATATGTAGATGAGAATGGTTCAAAAGTAGCTACAAAAACTAGAAGGATAAAAGATAAAGCATTTGGTTGTGAAGGTAATTTACATAGTGCAATCTTATATGGACAACAACTGTTTAAAAAAGGTGGTAAGTATGTAACTATATGTGAAGGAGAGGTTGATGCTATGAGTGTGTATCAAATGTTAGGTAAAAAATATCCTAACTCTCCTTGTGTTAGTGTAAAGAGTGGTGCTTCTTCAGCAAAGAAAAGTGTTAAAGATAATTTTGAATTTTTAGATAGCTTTGAAAATGTTGTGCTTTGTTTTGACAATGATGAAGCAGGTAAACAAGCAAGTGAAGAAGTAGCTCAACTCTTCTCACCTAAAAAATGTAGAGTAATTACTTTAGAATTAAATGATCCATCTGCTTATTTAGTAGAACAAAAAGAAGCAGAGTTTATTAGGTCTTGGTGGAATGCTGAACCATATACTCCAGCAGGAATTGTAAACCTTCAGAAACTAGGTGAAGATTTATTTAAAGATGAAGATGTTTATAGTTGTCCCTTTCCTTGGTCGGATTTAAATGAATCTACCTATGGTATGAGAGGGAAAGAACTTATAACTTTTACAAGTGGTGCAGGTATGGGTAAGTCTTCTATTGTAAGAGAACTAATGCACCATCTTCTTTTAAACACGAAAGATAATATAGGAGTATTAGCTTTAGAAGAATCAATAAAGAATACTGCATTAAGTATTATGAGTGTGAGTGCTAACGCAAGATTATATATAAAAGAAATAAGGGATAAGTATAGTTTAAAAGAATTAAAAAAATGGCAAGATGAAACAGTAAACACAGGAAGGTTCTATGCCTTTGACCACTTTGGTTCTATAGGTAATGATGAGATACTTTCTCGTGTTCGTTTCATGGCTCAAGCATTAGACTGTAAATGGATTATCATAGACCATCTATCAATCATAGTAAGTGGACAGGAAGTAGATGATGAAAGAAAAACTATTGATGTTATTATGTCTAAGCTAAGAAGTATAGTAGAGCAGACAGGAGTTGGTATGTTACTTGTTAGTCATCTAAGAAGACCACAAGGAGACAAAGATTTTAATGATGGAAGAGAAGTTTCTCTTGGACATCTAAGAGGGTCAGCTTCTATAGCACAGTTAAGTGATTCGGTTATAGCTTTAGAACGAGATCAACAAGCATCAGATGAAAGGTTAGCACATACATTAAAGGTTAGAGTTTTAAAGAATAGATACTGTGGAACTCTTGGAGTTGCTTGTCATTTATTCTATGATAAGAACACAGGAAGATTAAAACAAGTAGACAATCCTTTCTTAGAAGGAGCTGATCAAGATGCAATATATGAAGGAGCTTTTTAATGGCAGAAATAGTTTTTTGTAATCAACCAGATATAGTAACAGTAACGAAAGAAGCAGACCAACATCTCTCTAAAATTATTACTGAGGGTAATGCTAAAGGTGTTATGTTAGCAGTAGATGGTGGTGGTTGTGCAGGATTAAGATACTCTTGGGAATTAATACCAAGTAAAGAAGAGGATATGTCTTCAAGAGATATGATAAATTTAAATGATGGTTTTTTATATATACATCCTACTGCTACTCTTAGTGTAATGAATACAACTATAGATTTTGTAAGTGATATAGCAGGAGCTTCACTTAGAATCACTAACCCTAATGCTACATCTAGTTGTGGATGTGGAGAAAGTTTTTCAGTATGACGAACATGTGGAAACATTATTGTTTAACAGAACATGAAGAGATAGATGTAGGTGAAGATGAAGAATGTAATTGGTGTGGATTAGATGCTGAAGCTGTGTCTATAGATGGATTTAAAGATGCTATAATAGGTTATGGAGAACAGTATACTAAAAAAACTTTACTTGTATATTCTTATATTAAGATATGTGAGATACTAAGAAACCGAGATGGTATGTCTTGGGAAGAAGCAGATGAGTATGCTCAGTTTAATATAGCTAATGTATGGGTAGGTGATAGGACTCCTATGATATTATATCATGAGTTTTGGGAAGGATGGAATGATAATGCGAGCCATAATTGATATAGAAACAAATGGATTAAGGCAAGAGGTAATAAAGAATAACTATACTATACCTAAAGCTACAAAGATACATTGTATTGTAGCAAAGGATGTAGATACTGGAGAAGTATATCCCTTTCCACCTGAGAGGTTAGATGGTTTTAAAGAGTGGGCATTAGGAGTGGATAAATTTATTATGCATAATGGTGTGTCCTTTGACGGCTTTATACTTAATAAATTTTTAAATACAAACATAACTCCTAATAAAATAATAGATACTATGTTACTATCACAATTAGTTGATCCTTTAAAAGATGGTGGTCATTCCTTAAAGATGTGGGGTATACGATTAGGTTTACCTAAAGGAGACATGGAAAGTTTTGAAGAGTATAGTCCTGATATGTTAGAGTATTGTAAACAAGACGTAGAGATTACTCATGCTTTGTTTAACAGACTGTCGAAGAATCCTGCAGTATCTAAGTCCTCTTTATTTTTGGAACAAAAGGTAAGACAAATTATAGATAGACAAGAAGAGAATGGATTCGCTTTTAATTTAGAAGAAGCTACAAAACTTTTTTGTTCTATTGAAGAGGAGAGAAAAAAATTAGAGACTGAAGCAGTCGATACTTTTCCACCTAAAGAAATTAAATTAAAAACTAAAACAAATTATAAACCTTTTAACATTGGAAGTAGACAACAACAAGTGGAGGTTCTGATGAGTAAAGGTTGGAAACCTAAAGATAAAACAGATAAAGGAAACATAATTTTAAATGAATCTATCTTATCTAATATAGATTTACCTGAAGCTAAAATGTTTAATAGGTTTTTATTATTACAGAAAAGGTCAGCTCAAATAAAGTCATGGATAAAAGCTTGTGATTCTGATAACAGAGTAAGAGGTAAGGTAAGAACTTTATCAACTGTTACAGGAAGAACATCTGCTAACAGTCCTAATATGCAACAAGTACCTGCAAACTATAGTCCTTTTGGAAAAGAGTGTAGGAATTTATGGACTATAAGCAATCCTAAAACACATAAACTTGTAGGTACAGATGCTAGTGGATTAGAACTACGTTGTCTAGCTCATTATATGTATAAGGTTGGTAGAGAAGATGCTAAAAAATATACAGATACTATATTAAATGGAGATGTACATACCACTAACATGAAGTTAGCAGGGCTACATAATAGAGACCAAGCTAAAACTTTTATATATGCTTTCTTATATGGTGCAGGAGCTTTTAAGATAGGTAATATAGTAGGACAGGGAAGGTCTGCAGGACAAGCTTTAATTAATAGGTTTTTAGATCGACTACCCTCTTTAGATTTGTTGCGTAAACAAGTTACAGAAGCATCTGCTAAAGGTTCTTTAAAAGGATTGGATGGTAGGAGATTAAAAATAAGGAGTCAACATAGTGCATTGAATACTTTAATACAAGGAGCAGGAGCAGTTGTTTGTAAACAATGGTTAGTTCATATCATGGAG